TCAACGACTGTTGTGGTCATGGCCTGCTCTCGGCAGATGTCGAATGCGACTTCGATGTCTTGAGCCTTCATTCGGATGACTTCTTCGGGAACCACTCGCTCTCGGCGGGAATTGCGGCCAAGAGATGTTTCAAGGTCAACGATAACGAACACAAGTCGAGTGGTCATTCCTGCCTCTTCAGCCAGAAGCATATATCTGACCATGCGCTCGGAATTGGTTCCTGTGGAGTCATATACTGCATCGGTTGGGTTATCGAATAAGTTCATCATGCTCTTGTCGCATTCGTTCTGCGACCATGCGTGGAGTGCTTGTGGGTTCTTTGGGTCATAGTCTGGATGAGTAGCCTTGATTGAATCACAGTCGATGAACTGGTGGGTGTCAGCGAACATTTGGTTGCCGATGTGGGATTTACCAGCGGCAGGGAGTCCCATCAAGAGGACAAGTTCGGGTTGGGTGTTGTTCGCCATGTTTAATCGTAGCAGTTCCCCCTATATGAAGGCTTCGCAATATCAATGGTTTTAACCCCTCAAAAGGGTGTTTTTTGACTGGCCGACTCATCAAAAAAGGCTCTGCGATTACCTTTTCCAGAACAAGCCGTGAATGCTTTGAACTGGTCGGCGGTCTCTGACTCGTGGGTCTGTATCAACAACGACTTCACCAGATTTGTTTAGAAGAAGGACATGGCCTTTTACTGCGACAACAAATCCAACCAAACCTGCTTCAACGGCTCGGTCGGCGATTGCATTCTTGAATTGTGAAACGGACTTTGCTTTGAACGCAGACTTGCGAGAGCGAACGGAGAACTCGGTCATCAATGCTCTCTTCAAATCTGGGAGAGTGTGAAGGAATCGGACATTATCAGCCACACCCATCGCTTCTGCGACTTTCAAAGCGCACCAGTTTTTGTTGGGGTTCTCATCGTTGTTCGAGTTTGCTTTATGCCAATCTCTCTCCGCCTTTGCAGAAGTGAACCACTTCGGTTGGTTGCTCATATAACTTCGGTGGGGGTTGACCCTTATAATACCTTCTGAATCTCAATGGTTTTGTTCCGACTCTTCTGGTCGACACAGTTATCGAACTCAATATCGGCTCATTCTCCAAGTCTAAACCCCTTTGGGGTTTAGACTTCAACCTTCAGGATAACCGGCCAAACCTTCGCCGCCACCATCAATCGAAGTTCCGAGTTCCATTTGGATTCCGCCAGCAGATGGATAGAATACTTCTGCGCCTTTGGTGTTGGTTCGATACCACGCCAGTTCGTTGGTGAACCATCTCAAGTCAATCTCGGATGCGTCATATCCCCAGAACCGTTGGAATCTCAATTGTGGGCTGTGATGTGGAAAGTCCTCTTCACCGGCCATCGTTTGAGCCGAACCGACTGGACTCCAAGTATTGTTGACTTCATCCCATCGAAGAGAAGGAACAGATAACCATCGAATGTTCACCGACCTAAGAGTGTTGGCGGTAGTATCGAACTCGATTGATGGAACCCAACAATGCACGAGATGTTGATGTTCACTCCCGACCGAAGAGTCCATGTATGGAGTAATTGGCGGAGTGATACTTTTTGTCCAGTTCGGGGATTCGGCGGGTTTGATGAACCCGCCAATGTATGGAACTTCGGATGCAGCGGTTTCATCCCCTGTTGGTGTTGCCGCCCAAATGAGTGGGGATAGTGCGGATTGGCGAGCCTTCGGAACTGTCGCATCTCGATAGACTTCTCCGAATCTCCCATCATCCGAGCCAATCATCGTGAATGACATGACAATGTGGATATTCCCTTTGCCGTCAGTAGTGAGTGAGATGTCTCGATAATTGGGATTGGTTTTGCGGAGTTCTGACACTCCATCATACACAGGACCCCGCCATAGTGTGATGTGCGCTCCAAGACCATCTGTGCTGGTGTATTGTTCCGCAAGGGTCTTGCGAGTATCAAACACCGAGATGAGCGTCTGGCGTGGCGCATAGGCAACGGGAGAGGACTCCCTATCGTCTTTGATGGACAACACAATTGCCCTATCCCTTTCATCAATGATGGCATCATAATAGACCACATCTTTCGTCTCCATTGGATTCTTTGAATCTGGTGGGAGTCCGACCACATGAAAGCACTTGGTTGTATCAAATGCGAATCGACCAGATGGGTCGCTGATTCGATTTGGTGATTGGCCGATGTTGCAGTATATTGCATCATAGTTTCGACTGGCATCGGCGAACGATTGAATTGGCAATCCACGATAGAACACCACAGGAATGTTGTCGCCTCTCAACACAACCTTCGGACAATCATTGTATGTTGTATAATGTGGACCCGATGCAGGTTGATTGAGGTCGGTCTCTGCCGCATCCACAATGAGACCATTCACCACTTGATACCGATTATCGTCAGGTCGCCCCTGCAATTCTGCGTTGTCGATAGGAGTGAATGTTGGGAATGAATCTTCGCCAGCGAGTTTTGATGTGTAGTATATTCGATTGTTCTGTGGCAATCCCGTTGAACCAACATGAGACATTGGTTGAACGAACGACAAATGAAGTCGGTCATTCCCATCTATCACAAGTGATGGGTGTCGCATATCCCACATTGTTCCACCAGCCTCAAGTCCGGTGTATGTCGCCCCGCCTTGAAGCAACACAGGTGTGTGGATTGACCAGTCCCAATCATAAATGGGGTCGGGGTTTTGAGAGGGTGATGTGCGAACCGCTTTGTGATAATAGAATCTGTGCGCTCGATGGTTTGCCGTATCGTCTGGATTCGCATGATATTCGAGAATTGCATGAATCGTTCCCGCCGAATCCGATGCAAATGCCGCACCCATCACTCGGCCTTTGTGATATTCTGCTGGGGTCGTGAGACCTGCTCCTATCGAGTTCAATAAGGGGCCGACTTCATCCAATCCTCCGAACACAGCGGATTCATTTTGTGGTTTCATCGCCTTCTTATTCCAAAACAAATCTCCGTGAAGTGGCTTCTTGATGTGAGTCCATTGTGGCAAATTGTCTGAACCTGATTGGCAAGAACGGCGGATGAAGAATTGATGGAGTGTGCCGTCTGGTGTTCGCAATTGTCGTTGACCCATTCCGAGATTCTGTGGGCCTGACCCACCGGCCATTACTGCTGGGCCTGACATATCGTTGCCATCCATATTCGATTGCCGTTGAATCATATACACCCCCTTCGGGTCTTGGAATCCCATCCCGACCGCCGAAGCGATTGAACCAGAATCCCACATCGGCTTCGCCGTCTGCGACACATGAACATCAACACTCGATTGTAATTGCTCGGACAAAGCCAACACATCGAGTTCATGAATCTCGTTGACTCTCGCCAACATCAATGGTGAATATCGACTGGATTCAATCATCGCCAAGTCATAATCGGAATTGGGGAGAATCGGCATGGCCGAAGCGTGAAAGTGGTCAGTCGGATGGTCAGACCAAAACGCCTCAAGACCGAATGAGCCACTCACGATGGGTCCGTGAACTCTTGTTCCAATGGTGTCCATTGGTGCAATTTGCGCCCCTGACACACCACCCGAACCCCAAGTGGGCTTATCCCATAGGTTCGTTCTCAAGAAGTATTGACCGGCCACAGGTCGAGCCGCATCCGGTGGCGATTCTCCACCGAGTTCAAATCCTGTGTTGAATTGTGATGCTCCCAGCAGATGAATGTTGTCGGTTCGGTGGAATGGAGTCTCCATCTCAAGTTCAATGGCGTTCTTTCCACCGGCTCTCGCTCGAACACTCACGGCTGGTGGAATTAACAAATGAATTGGAATGTTGTAGCCGACTCCACCGTGAACTTGTTTGAATACTCGGTCGACTCGATATGGGTGCATTTTGGTTGAGATTCCATAATGCAGGGGTCCGTGATGCGACCAACCACCAACCCGACCACGCATCAACCGATGACCTTGAACCTCCGCACTCCCCCAAGAGAACACCCGACCACCGACAGTCAATGATGTCCATTCCATCGCCCCTATTGCTTCGAGTGGCGGTGGGAGATTTGGGTCCCAAGTCCGAACCAGATAGTTTGTTGGTTCTTCTCGCAAAGCCCTGCCATCAGATGCTTGATATTGGCTTTCATAGATGGTTGACCAATCGCTCAATAATGGGTCGAGAATCGCCGCCACAATGTCGGCCACGCTCGACACACTCACAGGTGCGAAGATGCGTTCGTGGGGTCCAGTTCCCAATTTATACACTATCATCGAATCAAGCGTGGTTGGGAATGATACTCCACGCAAGTCGACAAAGCGACCCACATTTGGAGCCCAGAGATTTGCGCCAGCACTATCCGAATCATCTGCGACATCTCCGAATCCTTTGAAAATTGCTTGCTCGGTAGGAGTAATGACTCCACCAACGAGTGGACTTGCATCAAGTGATTCTGGTGCATCGGAGAAGAATGTTTGGTTATCTCCATAGGATATTGGGTCGAATAAGCCTCGTGGGAATGACCAGCCTGACCAGCCGAGTTCTTGGAATGGATTCGCACCAGAACCAAAGTCAGCAAATCCAATTGTGGTTGGAACGAACCGAGTCAATTTCACATGAGAATTGCGAATCCCCACCCACGCATCCGTGATTCTGGTGTCGTTGTCAACGAGGTCGGGGGTTGCTTTTGACATTGACTTGGCTGTGATTATCGGTTGGATGGTTGGGAATCCAGACGAGATGCGAGCCGAGTCGCTTAGAGCAGGTGTTCCATATTCATTGATTAAGAACGGGAGAGAGCGAGGGAGATTTGCATATGACATTCGACAATCTGGGTATGAACCATAGGTGATTGGGATTGCTCTTTGACCAGACTCTTGATACCAATATGAGATTCGTGCGCCACTCCACCAAGTATCGCCGTCAGTCCATGTTTGTCGAGCGATATTTTCAATTGTTCCACCAGTTCCGATTGACACCTTCTCCCATGTGATGTCGAATAATGCTCGACCACGCTTGGCGAACCCCGTATCGGGGTCGGCTTTCGCATCGGAGAACATGAGGATGAGAGAACGGGCTTGAGTATTCGCCATCAATTTTGACCAAGTGGGATATGCCGAGAAGTTATCGCTCTTGGGTGTTGAGCCGCCAGAGCCATTGACCGGAGTGGGAACAGAACTCGATGGTTTAGCATCTCCAGATTGTGGGTCGGGTCCGAAGCCAGCCGGATAATCTGCCGACTCACCACCGATGGGAATGCACTTGCCGCCCGATTGATAATATCCGGCAGGACAACCGCCGGTGTCGAGGTCAGGATTCAAAGGATATTTGATGTCAACCGCCGGATAATCGTTCTCGGTTTTGATGTAGTCGACATGAACCGCCGCCATAACGAAGCGACCATCATCCATCGCTCTTAGACTGGAACAATGAAGCGTTGGGTGATAGATGGGCGCACTACCACCACTCGCCTTTGGATGCTTCACAGCGTTCTTCTCTTCACGACCGAGATAACGCATCATCTCAATTTGAGGCATGACCCAATCATGTATCGACCACACCGCACCATATCCCAGCGGAGTATTTGTGAGTTCACCAATTTGAGTTCGAGTGATTGAATCACAAGTCGCCGCCGAATATGGAATCGACACACCAGAACTTGGAAACCCAGAGAGTATCGGGTTCGATAAGTATGTGCTGGAACGAGTATAGAGTGGGTCGAGAGTCGGAGAATATCGCCAAACCAACAATTCACAACCTTGCGGAATTGTAGGTGTGCCGACTCCATCTGGCCAAACCTGACCATTCCCCCATATCCCGTAGTGAGGTTGCCCATCAACGGTTGTCGATGTTTGGCACAATTGCGTTGGGTCTATGACATCTGCACCGATGAATATCTCGCCTTTGTATTCACAAGCATCCCACACATGAGAGATGCCACCCCGCTGGAATGAACCACCGCCTTCAACCGCCGCACATAGGTCGGGGATTTTGGTGTTGGTATCAGCCAAAGCAAGTGGTCGGAATGGTGTTGCTTGGTGCAATCCCCACCCCATGTGAGCCTCACCCTCTTCAATATCAGCCCATGTGTGGCGAGGCATCACAGACATCGGGCATTCATTCTCTAATGGGTCAATTCCAAGTGCGGCTCCAGCCGTTGCATCAATGAATATCTGTTCAAGAGATGTTGGGTCGATTCGGAATATGCCGTGATAGATGGTGCATGGAATATCAGAGAAGTCGCAGTTCACAGATAGGCGAGTGCCATCGGGGTTATTCCGTTGAGTCGGTGTTCCGGTTGGTGTATTCCCCACGCTTGTGTCTGCTGTTCCATCTGGCACATGAGATTCTCGCACCACCGAGACAATGACATGATAGTCAACAAGAGGCTTGCGGAATGTTTGACTCGCCGCCGATGGATGGTTGGCCAATTTTGCGGCTCCTGCCGACACTTCAATGTCAGTATAGCCGGTGATGACGGGAACAATCTGAACTTTGGTTGGAACTCCATCTGCAATCCATCGACCTGTCGAATATGTGGAGTCGATGAGTTCTGGTGAGTCATCGCCCTTTGTATTGGAGCCGATAATTTTGCCTGTTGTTCCTGCTCCGCCCTGCTTAATCTGGTTTGAGTTCACCAATTGATGTGGAACTCGACCCAACGGACCCACCATAGTCGGCTGGTCGGGTATGGCCGAAGTGTGCAAATCTCCAGACGAGAAGTTCCTAAACCAAGTGGCGTTGGCATTGACATCAACACCGAGAGGATGAGTAGCGGCTCGACCTGCGTGGGTTGAGAGCGCATCGAACATTGGGTCAATTCGCCCCCCATCTGACCCATACAAATATGCTGGTTGTGTTGGTGTTCCTGTTGTATAGCCGTTGCGCCTGACAGGTGTGCCGGAATTGACTTGAATGTTCAACCCCGCATATCCCTTGCTCGCATCGGCGATAGACACAGGACCCAACACTCCACCAGTATCAGTCGCTTTGGTCGGTGCGAAGAATGCGGTGGCCGTGATGACTCCTTCATATCCAATTAACCCAACCGAGTCTGCGACAACACTCGCACCCAAGTCGGCTCGACCCAGATTGGTTGCCGTCAACGGGGTCGCTCCTGTTCCATCATCGAATACATCATTCGTGAGAATCTGTTGAATTGTCGACCCGCCAGCAAGCGACCATTCTGAAACGGCTTCTGCCACATCTGTTGCACCCATTGTAATTGCCCCCGTCATACCATCTGGTGAACTGATGTCCTTGCCGGTCAACAGGAATGGTTGTTGTGTTCTCATGTTCACCGACCAATGCGCCGAGAAGTCAAAAGCATCGGCATCGAACTGGATTCCCGCCGCCGTTGTCATGGTGCTTTCGATTGGGGCCGACACAACAGTCGTGAGATAATTGGAATTGTGAGCATCGTGATAAATCATTCCGATTCCGTTCGAGGGAATTGCTGGAATCGAATCGTGAACAATCGCCTCAACAATTCCCCCACCAATGAAAGTCGGTTCGGTGCAAAGTCCGATGGATGATTTTGCGACCGTAGTTCCATAGATGAAGTCATATTGAGTTCGATATTCTCCTGTGTTGGAATCCGATTCCTTCATCCACGAATGATTCGCTGGTCGAGGTGAAGCATATCGTTGGTCAGGATGGTCAGTATATTGACCACATTCCGTGATACTCAATCCAGCGAATTGAGCCGAACCTGTCAATTGAGTCGCATCCCATCTCCCCATAGACACATCTTGGCCAATCTGACCGAACAACAACGACCCACGAGTGTGGCTCATGACGGGTGCGCTGGTGTTGATTCTCAAGCCTGTCGCTCGTGCTTCTTGATTCAAACCTGTCGGGTCCACTATCGGCCATTCGTCTTTGGCGAGATTGGTTGCCGAAGGACACACCGCTTTGGGATTGATTGTCGTTCCAGATGCGGTTGTTGCTTGAGTCGTTCGTGGTGTCCAAATGGCTTCATCAAATAACGCCATGCGAGTGGCTTGAGCATCGGCGATGTTGTCTTTGATACTATCGTTGAACACCAGCGTCAATGGGAGTCCACGAGAACCGACCGGTGGAATAGCATCAACGGTGTCCACAGGCATTCCTGTGGCGGGAGTGATTGCTGGCGCTGGCGACACATCAAATGGTCATTCGTGCCGCTTTAAGTGGTTATTGATGAAATGAAAAAAGACTTCAACCCCCGAAGGAGTATGAAGCGAGTCGAGATTTAAGGCAGAACAAAACCTTTGGACAGTTTAACCCCCACTCCGGTTCTCGCTCACAAGCGGTGATTTGCTTAGAACTCTGACAGGCCTTCTTGGGGGAATACGCCGCATTCACGCCTTGATATTTCAACCACCGATATTCCGGTGGCTCTTGGTATTTCAACCCGCAAGGCGATACTCTGTTTGGCGCATCCATGAATCCTCTCGACTCAATGCCCCCATTCAAAGAAGAGGGGCGGCTTCGGTGGGGGTGTTCTCCCACAAACCTATCGAGTCAGCATCGACTATATGAACTCTTCGGAATATCAATGGTTTATTGAGATATTCCAAGCGTGAACTTCAATGTCGACATCAAGTCTTGGCCTTGCCGACCCACCGTCAATGTCATTGTCGAACCTGATGGACTCATGCCCCATGTGATGTTGAATATCCTATGGCGACCAGATAGACTCGCCTCGTTCGATGCGAACTCCATCACATCTCCGACTCTCAAATCGAATCGCTCTGGAATGCCGTTGACCACCCACTTGGTTCGTTGAAGTCCTTGAGTATTCAAGAAGTATTCGCCAACCAATTTTGCTTGAACTTCATCGGTGATTGAATCATCCTCAATTCTCTTCTCCACAGGAATGGATGGGTATCGAGTGGAATCGGTTGCTGGAACTGACACATTTATGTCCAGTTCAGGATTCGACACTATCGCAACATTGAATCCTGTGATTTCACCGGATTCTCTCTCAATTCCTGTTGGATAGAAGTCTTGTGGCAACGCACTTCTCGGCATTCGACCGGCGATGAATGGTTGGACTGTTGCATCATCGACTTCACGCAATTTGCGAAAATTGATGTAGCCATCCGCCGAGCAATATATCTGGTTCAAGGCGGGAGTGCTATTGATGATATTCAATATCGTTTGGATTGCCGACAGGCGAGTCTGACCAACGAAGTTCATTCCGGCTGGGAGAACGACATGGGATTGATTTGCCATGCGACCAACAGGCGGAGCATAAGTGGAGTTCGCCACAATGTCTTTGATAACGGTTGCCGCATCGGTTTGAAAATATGTCATTGACCCCTTGACCACTTCGAGATTCAAATAGCCGAGCGCACACAAACACTTGAATGAAATGTCGCTCGATGATTCGTGAACTTCTGATACAAATCCGGTGAACACAAGTGGTGGACTCGCCCATGTTCTCGGACTCGCATACACTTGAACTGTATCGCCTCGCTTAATCCAGCCAGTTCTTCTGCCAGATGGATTATTGAGTTCGATATTGACTTCGGTGGGGCCATTGAAGTTCTGTGTGAGATTCACAGAAGTGATTCCATGCAAATCATTGAGTCCGTTGATAACAACAGTCGGGGATTGTGGTGTTGCTTCATCTCGTGCAAGGGGTCCATAGAGATTCCTGAACAACACTCTCCGTGAGCGAGCGAAGAATATCTTGTGCGCCCAGCCGTTTCTAAGCCCCCCTAAGCGCATCCTTTTGGGTCGGTTAGTCCATTGTAGTCCTTCGGGATTCCAACCGCCGTCAGAGAAGCCCAATCGCCCCAAATTGAATACTGGTTGAGGGAGAATGGCGGTGGGATATGCACCTTCGGTGGGGCCGGTTGTCATGGAGAATCCACCACGAGGACCCCCGCCTCTTCTGGTGATTATGTCTTGTTGGTCGGGGAATCCTGTTGAACCTTGATAATTGTAGCCGAATCCGAGCGCACCCGTTTTGACATCGCCATGCAATTGAGGGTCAAACGGTCTTGGTGTGGTCAGGCTTGTGTAGCCCAGCGTGGTGTTCCTATCTCGCAACCAAACGCCACTCAAGTCAGATGGGAATGGAATCATATCCAAACCCCAATCCACCGGATAATGTGCCGGTCGATACATGAGTTCCTTTTCACTATGACTTGCATCGAGTTCGACTCCTGTGCCTTCGCTCATAGATTCGTGGGAATGTTCCAACCAGATTCGTGAAGCCCAACGAGCGATGGCGGTGCGAGGTCGGCGAGGGTCTTGACCCATCCGTTCGATTTCATCCAACAAGCCCTTCGGCGGAGTGATGATTAGTTCATCATCGCCAGACCTGACCAAGCGGTGGAATCGCTCGATACTGTCTTTGTCCATACACTATCGTGCGCCCTTGCGGGTTATCACGGTTGTTCAAAAGTTCGTTTTGATGTAGCAAGATGCGAGATGGTCAATGAATCCGTGAATTGCTTCGGGGTTATGCCATTCGATTTCACGAATGGTGTGGCGAATCTGCGCCTGTTCTGGGTATGATGCGACTTCAATAACCATGCGGATAACTTCATCAGAGTCGATGTAGTGGCACATCGACTGGTCATCAATGTATTGGATGGTTCGATTTGGCAGGTTGCGCTCTGCGAAGTATGTGGTCAAGTATTTCTGAACGAGAGTTTCTTGGGTCGCCATGTTAAAGACGAGGGGTTTCGCCTATATGAACCCTTTGGTTCTCTCAATGTTTGAGAATCACAATTGAATAGTTCTCGATTATTCATAGTTCATAAAGGGTCGAGCAAACCATTGTGATTGATAAGTATCGAAGCGAATATCAAACGCCAAGACCCGCCTCTCGAACCAGATTGATTGTGTATGGAGTTTCACCATGTCGACCACCTTCTCGATTGTAGTCGAACGATGTGATTCGACCCACGAATGTTTTGCCTGTCGGTGTTCCTACATAATTGACGGATTCCCACATGAACTCCACGAGCGAACCACTCATCAGCAATTCTTCAACGAACTCAATATCGGCATTGGCGGTTTCAGTCAGGAATGAACCGGAGAGAGCGAACTCATCATGTCTTTGACCCATATCCGTCAGTTCTGGATAGACGGCATCGAGAACAGGAGTTTGCGACCATTCTGCGCTTCGGTTGCGTTGGAATCCCTTTGGCATGATATTGAAAACGAGAGGAACCACGAGCGTTGCTGGCAGAACCTTGATAATCGCCGTTGCGGTTTGTGAGGATGCACTATCATTGTCGACAACGACCAATGTGGCTTGGTATTCACCAGCCGCCGCATAGGTGTGTTGGGCGGTTCCAGATGCGTTGGTTGTTGACCCCGACCCATCTCCGTATGTGAATGTGTATGAAGAGAGGCTCGCACCCGCATTGATGTCGAATGAATCTGTTCCATCGAGAGTGATGGGTTGCCCTGCTCTGATGAGAGATGGAACGGCTCGGAGAACTGCGACTGGTGCGGAGTTCACCACGACAACACTCATGGTCGCCGCATCCGATTCATTCCCCGCATCGTCTTTGGAATACACTTTCGCATCATAAGTTCCGGCGATGAGATATGAGTGTGCCGTATCATAAGTATTGGTTTGAAGCGTCTGGTCGGTGAATGGCAACCAATCGGTGATGACTCCATCTCCAAAGTCGAACTTGACTTGTGTGATGATTCGGTCGATGTCAGTCGTGATTCCAGTTCCCCTGAATGACACAATATGACCGACCTTTGTGTCAATGGGGGGAGTGATGTCGCCATTGAAGGTGTTGCCTATGCAAGCAATACTGGCGGTTGGTTTGATGTCATACTCAAGCGACCACGAACGAATGATTGGGGTTGTTGACCAATCCACAGGTTGAAGCGTTGCCATCGAACTTGTTGGAACATAGAATAAGAATCGAATCACGAATCCATTGGTTGTTGCATCGGTTGGGAGAGTGGTCAAATCAATCGAGCCGAATCCGCCGATGACATTCAAATCCAGAGCATCAAAGTTCTCGTATGGAGTTCCACCTTCGCCTTGACGAAGAACCGTCAAATCGGTTGCGATATTGTCATTGACCGGACAGATTGACACCTTGACATTCATGCCCTTTGACACATTGATGTTGTCGACTTCGACACTCAAGCCTGTGTATTTGCCAACACCCGCAATTTGTTGCTTGCGAGAGTCCACAGGGAATGGAATCATAGCATCGGATGGAATGTGCCGGATGGTGATTTCATCCATCTGGAACGCCGCATTCGTTTTGTTGTATGTTGGGTTCGCCATCCACATATCGTTGCCGACTCCATCGTGAAGTGGACTTGCATTTGATTTCAATCCTTGACCACAAGACTTCTGAAACAACAATGAGAATCCCCACACAGGGTCGTTGGAGTTCAGGTCTTTGCCCTTGCTCGCACCATCTATGCTCATTGTCATGCCTTCTTCATCGAATGTCGCTCGCATGGTGTGATAACCTTCGGTCATTGTGAATGGTGTGCCGGTTCCAATGTAGTTCCCCATAGTTCCCCAGCCCACATTATTTCCTCCCATAGCGGCATACGGCCACGAGTTCTCCAATGCGACATCAACCCAATCACCGCCCAACGATACATCGGCTTGGTTGTAATTGAACGCTGGCGGTTCACCCCACATGGCCGACCCACCCCAGACAAATATCTGGGAATTGTGCGAAGCCAATTTGGTTTGTGATTCGTTTTGAATGTTCATGCTTTTCCAGCCCAAGTCTGTCGCCGAGCCTTCTCCTGTTCCCCAAGACACTTCGTCATTCAAGCCTTCGATGAGTCCGATTCGAGTGAATCCTTGTGTCCAAGTCAACATCGAACCGTGATTGTTGTGAGCATGACGACCGAACTGGATATTATTCACGCCAGTATCGAAGTCGATAATAGTCAACAAATCCTTCTGAACTGGCCACCACGCTTTTATCTGCAAATCCAACCAGATTGGAGAACACCCGACTTCGGTGAGTCCAGTATTTGTTGTCTCCATTCCGTATGTTCGGTCTCCAACAACGGTTGGGTTGGGTTCGAGTAATGTCCATGATGTTTGCCCGAATGACCCATAACCACCCTTCGTGGCGACTCGCTCGTGGACTGGCCAGATTCGATTGCGACCATACGGCCACTTCTCGACACCCGTTCCGGCTGGACAATAATCCCATGCGTGATAGCCGGTTGCTTGGTCATAGAATGAAGTGAATAGAATTGTCATTCCCTTGCTAAACCATCCTGCGGATTGGGAATTGTATGAGAACTTGCTCGCATTCTTCGACAGCACATTCGCAGGGTCGGTTTGACTCATTTCATAGACGGCGTTGTGGCCAACCGAGAAGTTCGACCATCCCATATCCGCCACCAATTCCATTCCAGAACTCGAAAGACGGTCAACATTTGTGATGCTGAAATACTGACCAGCATGGCCGAATGAGTTTGGTGCGTTGCACCGTAGCATTCCACCACCATGCCCACCGGCTATCGGGTTCGATATGAACACATCTTGAGTGGGTGATTGGAGAGATATTCCAGCAGGGGTATTCGCATAATCCCCAAACCATCCACCCATGTCGTTTGACCATAATGCGAGAGGGTCGAGTGTCAATCTGGTCGGGCTGGTGAAATTATGGCCACCGTATGCAGGAACATTTTGACCACCAATGTATGCGCCACCAATGAATCCGACACCCATTTCAGCATCATAAATGGGGCCTTGTGTGGTGAATATGTTGTATTTGTTGGGGGAATAACTGGCTGACCTATCTCTATCTCGGCCTACTGCCGTTCCCGACCCCGCATAGAATCCTGATATTGGGTCGTATGGCCAAGTCCCACCATTCCCAATGTCGGTGTCATTGACGGATGCTGAACCATCCCAATAATTGTAGCCGCCCCATGAGAACTCCGCCCCACCCATGATGCCCTGACAGACGAATCCTTTGGCACAAGCGTATGTGGTAATGTCTTGGATTGAATTAGATTTGCTCGAAGGTGGGTCGGGCAAAGATATGCTATATCCGGTGTTGATGGTGAAGGTCAATTTGTGGCCGGTGAATGTGCCTACTGCACCACTCACAATTGTCGACTTGGCTACGCTTGCGAGCGCATCGACAGCCGTGATAATCCACCAACCAGAACGAGATGAATAGCCACCCAATGTGTCAGTCGCTCCACCACCAAGCACCACACTCATCCAAGTGTCAGCATCCCATTCCATCCCATATTCTCGACTATTTGGACCCTGTTGCCATTGATACATCAAAGTTCCATCGGCGGCACGAAGGCCATTCAATACACCATCCATCTCCATGTAAATTGGCATACCTGCTTTCCATTTGTTCGCCTTGCCCACTTCGGTGTTATTATCCTCAACCCACACCGTCAGAGTTCCTGTGGCAGTTCCCGAAGTGGTATGAGGATTCCCCGACCCATCACCGCTGGCTTGCCCAACCGCATAAATTGGCGCACGAGTCGGGTTGGGTCGCACCAAACACGAACGAGGTTGTTGTTGAAGGGTTGCGGCAACGGGTGAACTCAAGGTGTTTGGTGAACTCCCACCATCTCCGGTCGCTCCATTGATGTATGCGTCATTTTGTTGACTATTCCACTCTATGTATGCAGGAAACCATTTGTATTGCACGACATCATAGTCATAGTTCCATCCTTGACCGGCTGGGCATAAGGGGCCTTGAATGAAATCAAACAAAGGGAATATCTGTGCGGATTGACTTCGTGAGGTTGTCGGTGTGTCCAGTTCGGCTTGGGTATTGGCGACTCCACCCTTGCCATTCCAAACCGCATAGCAAGTCGTTCCATCCGAGCCGCCAATGGTTCTCGCTGGGTCATAGATGTAGGGGATAAGTGAGCCACCAGAGAGTGTATATGTGCCGTCTTTCAAGAAGCAAGCGAGTGCAGTTCGCATTCGATATGAGGGTCCACCATAGGCGGATGATGATGGGTCAATATCCCAATTGACATAATCCCATAGGTTGTCGGGATTCCGAACAGTATCGACCTTTTGAAATGAACCAACCTGCCCCTCTTTGAAATCTCCAGATGACTTGAACCATTTGAATCGAGCCCCGCTAACCGTCTCAGTTTGTGGATATACTGTGTCGGTTTGAGGTTGTTGATTATGACGGGTCATTCCTTCGTCAAAGAAATTGAAATATGTTCCCGAATCACCAATTCCAGATTCGGCTGGTCGGGCTTCTGTCCAGACGCCCCTCACAATGTCGTTGCTCACCCCCGCAGTCTCATATGATAATTGATTGTTATCATATAGCAACGGTTGGAACATCGTGGCGATGTAAAGGCCGATGTTCGGTAATGGATTGTTGTGAGCAAGGTCAATGCGTGGGTCGAGATTGGCCGCTGGCCAAGCGGATGATGAGGCGATTGTTCCACCGACACTTGTATCTCCCTTGAGACCCTGTGGGAGCCAAGCCGATTTAGTGGCCTGTTCGACCGCCATTCCGGTTGTTGCCGCCCAATAGGTATCGAAGGCGAGTTTATCCCACGAATTGGCTAATCCATCCATCCAATCAATGAAGTCTTGAAGTGTTGCATATACCGGATAGGGGCCAGCCGAGTTCTTGTGGGGAGTCAATGGTGCGATGTTCTGGTTCATCGAACCAGCCGCCGCCGAGTCTTGAGCCCCATATCCATTCGATGTGTTCGTATCTGCGCTCGGCGAAACAAATCTCCATTCTGTGCTTGTGCCGTCAGGATGCGTCAAAATACAACGAGCATTATGAGTTCCAGAGTCGACAATCTCGATGGTCGGAGTTCCGGTTGGCTCACTCCCATCTATGTTCAAACACTCGACTCGAACACCTGCCGTATTTGCTTCGTCATTGAATCCTCGACCTTCATCCTCAAGGGTATCTGCACCCAATTGAGTGTGGAACATCACAGGGTCAACGGATAAGCCGTTCTTGCCATCTCCCTTGATGTATGCTGGCCACCATCGTTGCTTCTCGGCCAAGTCATTGAGAACTCTTGAGAAGCGATATGAGATGATTCGTTTGAATGATGCCAATCAAATCACCCCTCGCACACTTTTAACTCGGCCACTCAACGCTCGGATAAGTGCCTTATCAAATGCGTCTTGCACTTCGACCTTATTCACATTATTCCCTGCGCCGATGTGGATGCCACCATTCACAACAATCGTTGGCGTATTGGAGCCGATACTCGTTCCGTTCTGCGCTTTCATCATCGAAGATGCGATAATTCCGTCAATCTTCTCGATTGGGATGATTGCTTCGGGTCCGGCTTCACCAACGATTCCCATTTGAGGCTCGTTCACGATTCCACCTTCGGCGAAGAATAATCCACCGACCGCACCGCCGATGAGCGCACCAACGGGTCCACCCATCATGAATCCAATTCCAGCGCCAGCCGCCGCCGACCCCATACTGAATCCGGTGTCCTCTTCTAAGTCATTTGAGAATCCCTCCATATCAAATCCAAGCATCTGGGCTATCGCCGACAATACTCGCCAAACCGGATTGATGACTTCAAACCAAGCACCAAAGGCGGCTCCAAGACCGTCAATGACTCCCTCGAAGTCGAGTTCGATAATCGAATTGATGACCTGTGCAATCGCACCAATCATTCGATAGACCGGCTCCATGAAAAAGAACATGAATTGAAGCGCATATCCAACCAATTTGAGAACTGGCGCAAGGAGAATGAGAACATCGGCGAAGGTTTGGAACATCGGAACCAATGCTTCGAGAAGCGGCGGCAATATCTCTCCGACAGCAACCGCAAGTTCAGCGAATGCTGGAACCATCGGTGCGAGATTCACAATCATCTCCTTGAGAGCAGGGATGACTTCTTCAACGAGCATGGGTCCGAAGTTCTCGCCGATGTCCAACAAGAACGATTCCCAAGCCGCACCCAGACTTTGGAGAGAGAACAGGGTTGAGGTCTCCATCACCTTTGTGATTTCAGCCGTCTTTCCAATCCCCTCTTGAGCCTTCTTATTGGCTTCTGTGAGTTCATTCATCCCATCGACATTCGCCAACAATGCCATCGCCGCTGTTCCACCACGAACGCCGAATAATTCCAACATTTGATTTGTGGTCGCACCCGAATCTCGCAATTGTAGGAACACATCGCTTAGGCTGGTGAGTCCGGTTGTCTGTTCCCCAACGGTTTTGTTAAGGTCGGAATATGACTCCTTTTGTGCTTGGATGGTTTCATTGACCCTCTTCTGTTCTGCGCCAGTAATTTGTTGCTCGATTCTTCGCTCGGCCATCGTGATGTTGAGGTCGGCATTCGCTGATTCGAGTCGACTAATTTGTTCCATCTCACGCTTGTTGAGGTCTCGCCCCTCTCGTTCGGCTCTGCGCTTGATTTTCATTATCGCCAGACTGTTTTGTTGTTGGTCGATGCTCAAGTCGGAGAGTTCGGCGTTCAACGCCTTCATCTGTGCATTGGTCGCCGCCGCCGACACCTTGCTTGCTTCAAGTTCTTGAGCAACGGTTCGGAGTGCGGTTTTGGCCGCTTGGCCAGCCGGAGTGAGTGTGAAGAAGTCGAGCCCCAAGTCTGCCATCATTTTGCGAGCATCATCGGTCGGCTTGAGCAATTTAGTGATGGCCATACGCAAGGCGGTTCCAGCCATCGAGCCTTGAAGTCCTGCATTCCCCAATTGACCAACGGCGGATGCCGCTTCTTCAAGTGAAATCCCCGCCGCCGAAGCGGTTGGTGCGAGGAACTTCATTGATTGTCCAAGACCTTGAATGTCGGTGAAAGTCGAAGTCATTGTATTGAGCAGAATATCGTTGACATTCCGAAGTTCAGAAGTCTCCATTTGCATTCCCTTGAGGCTTGAGATTGCGACAGACGCCGCTTCGGGAATTGTGATGCCAGCCGCAATTGCGAGATTGTTGAGGTTCTCCAGAGCCTTGCCTTCGACCATCTCTTCTGAACCCAATCCCGCCAGAGCAAGAATCTGCGCCGCTTCTGCGACTTCGCTGGCGGTGGATTTGGTCGCCATTCCCAGATTGCGAACTTCGGTTGTTAATTCGGGAATGTCATCCATTCCCATTTTGCCCATGATTGCCGCCGTCTTAATCATCTTGGCTTCAAAGTCGATGAAGGTCTTGGTTGCCTTAACCGCAAATGCCGCCACGATAGCAACACCAGCCGCCGCCGCCGCTACACCCATAGCGATGAATCCGGCTTTGGACATTCCAACGAACTTGGACATCGAGCCGCCAGATGCCGCAAGTCCGGTTTGAACCGAAGCCATGCCTTGTGAGAACCCTTTGGTGTTCGCACCGACCTTGACATTGATGTTCATATCATTATTGGGCATACTCATCGTCTCCTATTCTGCTTCGCTCTCTTCGCATACTTCTCTTCTCGCTTCTTGTGTTCAACGAAAGCATTCGCCAAGAACGCAGTATCACGAGGGTCCATCTCACGCCAGTCTTGTGGAGTGAGTGAAAAGTCTTTCAGTAAATGAAAATAGAATTGACCCTCATGGGTCTCGGAGAACCTTACGATTCCCCCAGAACACCACCACCGTCTGGTGTTGGTGAACCAACCGCCGATACCACCGCTTGAGCGATTGCACCCAATAGTGTCAATGGCAGTTTTTGGAACTCTCCCCATTTGAGAGATGAGTCGCACTTCTTGAGCATCTCGAAAGTCATTCGCAATCCGAGATATTCTGTTTTGTCCTCTCCAGACAATTTGAGAACTGCTGGGTCCGACTTGAGAACTTGATATTCGGCGGCTGAAATTGGTCGAGCGAGAAGGCTCGACACTTCTTTGCCATCCGCCCCAACGAGTCCAACCCCCGTCATGTCGACCTCGATGTCGGCGTTGGCTTTGTCCAGCGTGGAATCCAACCATTGAGCCAATTCTAATCACCCCTCAAGCGTCTCGGTTGAAGGTGAGTCCTTCAAACGATGCGTTCACCATCAAAGCACCTTCAGCACCAGCCTCAAGTCCTTCGATAGCAAGGTCGGTCAAAACACAACCAGATACGGTGTATGTGTCAGTTCCGGTTTGTTCTGCATCGAACTCGATTGTGTATTCTGCGCTGGTGTTGAACCATGTCCACAATTCTTCATCGGAGATTCCCCAAGCCTTCTTGAGAGTTCCGCTGACGGTCTTGACACCACGAGTGTGTGCAACATTTGTGTTTGTTCCAAGTGTGATGTATTTGCCCGTTGCTTGAGCGAGCGAAAAGTCGCCACTCACAAAGCCAATGATGGTAGTGTTGGCGGTGATTTTACCTGTGCATCCGGTGTATGAGTGAACGGCCATGTTAATCCCTTGCTTCAAACGGTATTCTTTGGGGTTCTTAACGGTGTTTATTCTTCTTCGGTGTTGCCAACCCTGAATCCACCCATATCTAAGCGCATTCTCTCGACTTGAAGTTTATCCAATCCTTCGACTGGTATTTGCTGGTGTGGGCTATGCTCAAATCGTTCGACCATACACTTCTTGCACCGATGTTCGCTATCTTTGCCATGTGAAGGTGCGCCCATTTTCAAAAGTTCCTTCTTGAATCGGTGTCGCTCATCCTTAACTGGCCAATCGACTTCGATTGCACATGGATTCCCATGCTTCTCACATCGAGTGTGAAAACGATGCCCACACTTGATTGGCTTCTTGAGTGGTCGAGGCTTCTTTGCCTTCGATGCCTTCGATGCCTTCTTCGGTCGAGGGATTCGTTTGCGTTGGGGATGCCGCTTGCTCATGATTGTTCACCATTCCGTTGCGTCATGAGAGTCATTGGATGGTCAGTTCCAGTTCGAGATTCAATCAAGTCGTGGAATTGTTTGGTGATGTTGTCCCAATCCAGATTATCGACAGCCCATTTGCGAGCCGCTTTGCCTCGCTTCTTGACTTCATTTGGCTTTGTATGGACTTCGACAAGTGCATCTGCGAGCAATTCACAATTGACCAATCCCATCTCGACTCCCCAACGGGGTCCGACAATCGACTCTGAACATGGAATCAACCATCCTCGTTCGTTATCGGCTCCAATCAGTTCGGGTCCTGTGCTATTGTCAGGGAGAATGATTGGGATTCCACAAGACATCGCTTCGGCAGATGGGATTCCGAATCCCTCGCCGCCGGTCGCCAGCACATGAGCATCGGTGCATCCATACAAATTAGCCAAGTCCTCTCGACTAATTCCATGAAGTGGGTTGCTTGACCCATCGGAGAACATGACATTATTCGACAATCCGTAATCTTTGATGAGGTCGGGTAATTTCCACCCACCCATGTTCATCGAATCAACAGGGTCGCCACAATGAATGACCAATCCCAGAGCATTTGGGTCATCCAATTTATCGAGCGCAATACGGAGAGCCTTGAGCAATCGAGGAATCTGCTTTCGATTTGTGTTGCGACCAACAGATGAGAACAATGTCTTGAATCCAAGACCCAATTTGTTCCGCATTATCTCTCGTTCTTGAGCAGGCATTGGCTTGAACACATCAATATCGACACCGTGATAAATCATCGGATTCTCATCAATCGGCGTATCGGTGTATCTGTCGAGGTCGGGGAACTTCAATTGTGGATGGCCATCGCCAACCGAATTGTGTTTGGCTATGAAATCCAACCACACATTCTTGCCGAACTCACTCATCCACAGGTTGGTGTGTGTGTGGCCGAGAATGCGACTCCATTGGTGTGAGATTGGAACACCATCAATTGGAGTGTATGCGATGTGTGGAATCCCAATACCATTACTGGATAAAACCATGTGGCCGGTGAACCAACAATCAATCAACGAGACGAACACATCAGGCTTAATGGTTTGGAGATGATAATCCAAGACTGTGGGGGAATTACCTTCTCCGCCGCTTTGGTGTTTTTCACCACCGAAGCCACCAAGACCTGCGTGAACGAGAGTCCACCCCTCTTCATGAGTCATACTTTCGCCGTTGTAATCCCACCCCATGACATACACTTCATGGCCATAATCCTTGATGAGTCGCTTGATAATTTCACGACTCACTACTGCATAACCTGTTGGTCGAATGGGTTGCTCTGAACCCCATAGAATCTTCGCCATGAGGATGCGAACCTTTTGCCCTGCTTCAAGGCTTCGGTGAAAACAAAGTGTCAACGACCAAAGAGCGAACATTGGCCGATGACGATTTGTCGACCACGACCCCACCTATTTGAATACCCCGAATCACAATATGGTGGGGGTTTGTATGTTTTCAATCGCAATTATTCCATTCGATAACTGTCATATCGAGGAAAATAAGGGAACAAAACCATTGAGATTCCGAAGCCTTTATAGGGGGAAACCCACAGGCATAGATATGAGCCGACAAAGCCCGAACCAATACGCCGACACAGACGCAACATGGAACACCAATGTTGTCTTGCCCGAAGAAGTAATTGAAGCCTATATGGATATGCAAGCACGAGTGTTCGCAAAGCACGAAGGACACCCATCATTCAACCATGCTATGTATTCCCAGACTCCACAAGACTTTCAAGAAGCATATTCCGCTGGATATGAACAAGCAGACCGTTGCCAAGAAGTATTCGGAACAATGTCAGTCAACAACCGCAACCGCACCGGAATCCGCAACACAACAGGAATCCGCTATGCAACCGGCGTTGCCGCAAAAGCATTCCAAGCAGGATTCAATGCTCGCACAATGGAGTGATTCAAATGACTGAAATGACAATCTCCCAAGCATGGACCCAAGCATCTGAACAATCAGGACTCTCACAGGTTTCACCGGAGATGGGAGTCGGACTCACCATTCTTCTCGGAATCGCAGAAGTCCTTTGGTGGTTCGGCGTTGCATGGGTCTCTCGCAAGGGCTACAAATTATTCCGCCAGAAGCCTCAAGTGAACTGAATCAAACCTTGCGAGCAAAGGTCGGTCGCAAGACTCTCACTTCTCGTGCGTCTAAGACCCCTTGAAAGGTGTTCGTGCCGATAGTGGGGTTCGACTCCATGTTCGGTTCTGCAAGCGTTCCAGATGCCGTCAATTGAGGTGTTTGGAGAGGATAGTCCACCGCACCAACAATACTGCTGGAATCGGTCTTGACTCCCCATCCAGTATAGGGATAGGGCAATAACGCCGGAGAAGCCGCCTCAAGGCTCACTCCCGACCCAAGTGCGGTTAAACCCCCAACGGTGTCTCCACGACCCCACAGATAGGCCAGTTCGGACAATCTGGTGTATGTGTTGCTTATACTGGCGGGTCTTGACGCAGAGTTCAGGATGGGGCAGGTTGACAAATTGCCAGACCATTCGAGAGTGGCATCCGTGAATGCTGGCATATTGCCGGATGATTTGGCCGGAGCGAGGAACTTTTGTGTTCCTGTGTCTGTTCCATCCCAATAAGCGGTTGTAGCGGCTCTCGCTGGATTGATGGGCGCAACAACATTTTGCGACATCGAGAATGCCGCACCGTTGTTGTATATGGTGGCCGCTTCGGGTGCTGTGGGCATCCAAGTATTGGCGACCCAAATGTCGCTCATCAATCCCTCAAAGAAGTCGCCATCACATTCCCCCAATCGCCATTCGGTGATGGTCGACAAATCTGGAGCAGAACTCACTTGATAAGTCCAAACGACACCGTTGACCCAGATGTCGAAGTATTGGTCATATTGCGACCACATGATATGATTCCATGTGTTCGGGGTTATCGTTTGGCCGGAGTAGCCAGTCGATGTGCCATGTTGAACGAAGATTTGATTTGTTCCTGATTTGATTTTCAATCCGATTGCGTTGTTTGTTCCATCGAAGAATGACATCAATCCATCTGTGGTGTTGACTGTTGGTTTGAACCATCCACCGATGGTGAACTTGTAGCCTGTCGGTGTCAATGGGAATGTGGATGGGTTGACGGCCACCGCCAGTTTGTAATAATCCGAGCCTGTGATTGCTTTTGTTTTCCATTCTAACGCCGCCGGATTGAACCACGACCGAACCTGTTGCTCCCAATCTGGTGCGGTTCTCGAAAACCGAGTCAAAGCGGATGCGCCTGAAATGCTCATGATTCACCCTTGCCGTTCCGGTTTAACTTTGTATCGAACTCAATATCCGCATCATGGATTTCACCCTCCATCTGCAAATGGTCAGTTCTCGCTCGCTTCAACAATCTCCGCAATCTCGCCGCCTCCGCCGCATCCAATGTTCCACCGTTCTCCACTTTGTATAGCAAGGAGTCGATGTCATTATCCATCTGTCGAGGTGGACCCGAACGCTTTGAAGTGTCGCCTTCGAGTTCTTTTTTCGCCGCCCGTTGTCGTTGTTTTCGCCTTTTTCGTCTGCGCTTCTTTTGTCGGGTCAAGGAGTCGTTGCCAAAAGTCGAACTCGCCGCACCAGCCTCACCAGCCTCAATCCAGATGGACTTCTCACCAGATTCAACGGCTCTGCGATGGTCGGTGTAATGGTCTCGCCGGTGGCAATTGGAACAAATGACATCACACTTCTCAATCTCGGTGAGTATTCGCTTCTTGGCTAATCCAGCGGCGACCATTCCAGAGATGAGGTAATCCTTCTCTTCTGGGTTGCGATGATGGAACTCCAACGCCCATGCGTTATCCTCTCCAGATAGCCCACACACCGCACAAGAGAGAGTCTCTTTGAGTTTTCGCATCCACTCTCGGATTCCCCTCTTTCGACTCCGAACCTGCTCAATTCGAGAGCCACGATTTTGTTGATACCATTTGCGATGATACTCCCGTTGATACGCCGCCCGTTTCTCTCGGTCTTTGTGTGGCATGAATCGCCATCATACTGTGAGGGTTAAGAAAGAATGGGTGGTGGGAGAATGACGGATTATGGAATGCGGCGACTGGCCGTCATCCCCCCGATGTTCGGTGGAGGCTCCAGCCGCATCTCAATGTCAGTCTTTGGGGTTTATCACTATTTCACACACCGATACGCCTTTTAACCCCAAAGGAGTCAGCACAACCATGACTGAACTCGCTGGTCTATCGAAAAAAGAATTGGTCGCTCTGGCCGAAGAACATGAATTGTCCATCAAGGGGTCAAAGGCAGATTTGATTGGTCGCATCGAACGACACATCGCTTTGCCGGTCGAAGAAGTGGTCGA